GGAATCGAGAGGTAATCGCCACTACCATCAAAATATGCTGATGCACCATGCTTAGATGCGCTATATGGAATATAGTCATATGGTCCGAATCTTTGTGTAGAAACATTACCATTTGCTGTAATAGTATGATTACTAGTTGATCCATCGACAATATATGGAAGATGACTATGAAGTAATTTTGTGTTTGTAACTGCAGTCAATGATTTAGTAGGAGGTGTGAAGTCTGCAGTATAAAGGGCCGTTCCATTAATACATCTAAAATCTCTAATATATCCGTTGAAAGGAAGTGTTGTATTATTATATCTTGTACCGGTGCGCCATGGACCACCTTGTACATACGATGTGCTATCACTATAATCACTTCCAATTTGTGTGCCGTTTACAAACATTTTAGTAGTGCCAGATGATCTACTAACAGCTACATGATACCATTTATTAGCAGTAACAGTCCCAGTTGTTCCTACAATTCTATTTGAACCACTTACATAATAATAAAAATAACCTGTATTTCTTAAACCAATCCATGGAACAGCTTGACTATCTGTAGTCCGTGGATCAAGCAGCGCCGCTGTTGCTATAGCCTCTGGATAAGCCCAAAATTCAATTGTAAAATCATTAGATCCAAATGCAAAATCTGAAGAACTAGCTACTTGTACATAATCCCCACTACCATCAAAGTGCGTACTGTAACCACTAGGATGGTATGGAGTAAAAGCTTGAGCTACTGTATTTCCTACAGTTGTAATAGTATGACTGTTGGTTGAGCCATCAGAGAAAATGGTATTAGTACCATTACTTCCAAATGCTTTGGCTAATAAAGCAGTTTTACTAGAATTTTCGGTAATCGTAACATATTCAAGAGTAAATGTTGTAAGCTGCGTTGCTATATTTACACCGTCAGATGCTCTAAATGTAATAGTACCAGATTGTGTAGTAGCTGACTGTTCTGACAAAGGAGTAATTGTAAAGTCTTGACCGCTTTGAGATACAGTTGCCATTCCATCAAAGTCGGTATCAGTAACGGCTGAATAAATAACCGGTGTTCCTTCAGGATCAGTTGCAGTAACTGTTATAACAGATGTAGCACCTTCTACACTTAATACAAAAGGTGATGTAGCTGAATCTCCATTTGCATCTACAAGACTATTAATTACAGGTGTAGTATTGATTAATGCAATTTGAAACCATCCGTCACCACTATGTATGTAGTATCCATCTGTTGATGTCACAAATGCTCTATCACCAACAGATCCAGATGGTAATGATTCAAAATTTGATACAACTGTTATACCACCACTAATTTCACCCGTTGAAGTCAGCGTGTCATTAATAACGGCTGCAGATAAACTAGTTGCTAAATCTCTATTAATTGATTCTGTCATTTCTTTATCCTTACGGGTCTATTTTATACCAACCGTTACCATTAAATACATATTCTCTACCGCTATCCTGTGAAGTGATAGCTGTATCTCCGATTGACGCGTTAACTGGTAATTGACCAGCACTATCAAACACATCTGTACCTATTTGAAATGCACCACTAGATGATACAGTATCATTACGTGCGGCTAAGCCAGCTCTTAATGCAATATCAAAGGCGCGGGTAGTGGTCATCTACATCTCCATCTTCTTAAAGACATTGCCTTTCGAGTAGGTCTACCTTTTTCATCTTTCATAGGACCTTTCATTCCACTCATACGAGCACAGAAAGATCTACGCCTTGCAGCATCCTTACTACCTGGCTTGACTTTACCTGTCACCGCAGTCTTTAGTTTACTTCCAGGATTTTTTCTGCGATGAGCTGCTACACCCTTAGCGGTCATGCCTGCACCAGACTTTGTAGATCTAAAGTGACCTTTTGAGTCAGCACCGCGTGAATCTTCATTCTTTTGGCCAGGTGTCAGTTTTTTCATAAGAGCAACTGATGCATCTGAACCATAATCATACTTTATTTCTTCGTTAGTCTCTTCTTCTTCGTCACGACCTTGCGCTTTTAATCTAAATGTTTTTTTGACTTCAGCATCAGTTACTCGCTCAACGTCTTGAATCATTGAAGGCTGTTTTACAATTTTACGAAGCTTTGCTTTAACATCTCCTGATCCCATGCCAGTCATAAACACCATAGGAAGACCTTCGATATTCACTTTAAATGTGGCATCTTCATTAACGTCTTCTTTTTTATTACTAATAATTTTACCCTGTTTACGTTTAATTGGAACTTTTAAATTAGGTAACTTTTTATCTGTACGGTAGCCTACAACCTTTTCAGACTTAACTACTTCTTTATCAACCGGAACCATGCGTACACCGCGTTTGCCGTCAGGCTTAGTATAAACCTCAGGCTTTCTATCAGCTGACTTCACGTTTTCTTTACGTGATCTTTTTCCGCATACTTCTTTAAAGGTTTTCATCGCTTACACGTTATATCCTAATTTTTTAGCTACGTTGTATCTATGTCGATCTTGATCACCGCCTGATTTATTATGTCCGCCAGACTGTCTATGATGGTAATCAATATGAGAAGCCGCAGACTTATGCTTATCATCTTTCGACTTTCCACCATTAAGCTTTTCTGCATCAGAATGACCAAGCATAGACTCAGACAATTGGCTTCTTAAATCGTCAAATGTTTTCAATGCGCTTTCTCTTGTCCCGATAAATCCACCACCTTGACTTGAATGTCTACCGATAGAATCAGGTGTTACTGGTTTTCTTTTAGCAATATTTGCTTGAGCAGCTTTACGTTTAGCAGCAGCTGCGGGATTAGCTGCATCTCTTTTTGCTTGTTGAGCTGCATTGTTTTTTGCTATCATTTTAGCCATTTCAGGATCTTCATGAACTTTATTTTCCATAGATTTAACTTTTTTTCTGGTCTTAAATTTGTCGGTGTCAGGCTTATCCATTACACCAGCAACATCTTTACCTGGATCATCTTTGCCATGATAACCTTGTGCCTTTGCAGGAGGAAGCTTTTTGATCTTACCACCCTTTGCAAGGAATGCTTTAACTGCATCAGAATCTTCTTTCACTGCTGCATGCTTACCAGCACTTACACCTTTACCTCTTACGTATTTGCCGCCGATCTCTTTAGCCTTTGCACGAGCATCTTTTTCATTATCAAACATATGTGCAGTCTTTTCTTGAACAGAGTCTTCTTTTTTCGGGCCTCTGTAAGTCATGCTTTGTACTTTTTCTCCGGTTTTCTTTTCAATAGCCTTTTTAGCACCTGCATCATCTTTAGAGGAATGATGAATGTTTCCTTGTTTTGTTTTAGTTGAAAAACGATACACATGTTTTTCAGAAACTTCTACAGATTCTGTAGCAGGTACTTTAGCTTTACCAGTTATTTTATCGACTGCCATAGAAGTACCTTTATTTCTATTGACAAATTGGCTAACACCTTTTTTCGTGTTTTTCTTTTGATCTTCAGGACCAATACCTGTGGTACCGGCGGATTTTCTTCCAGCATCAGCAGAAGATGCTGGAACCTTTTTCAGGTATCTGCCAGCCATGCCCTTTGAAATTTCATTGACATCTTCTTTTTTAGATTTTTTCTTTTTATTGTCGGGATGACCTTTACCACCATCAGCTTTGGATGCCCAAACTGCTTTACGCTGAGCAGCGGATACGAATCCTTCCCATAACTCTTTATTAGACATTACTTACCTCTTAAATCTTTGTCTGCGCCATGGTAAGTACCCTTACCTTTGGTGATATATGAATTAACTCTAGCCATACCCCATTGTTGAGGTGTTGTACCAGGCCTATGACCAGTTTTCCAGGCGGCCATTCCCCGATTATAAACTTTACGAAGAGTTCCTATAGAGATACCAGACTTTTTTGCTTTAGCAGCCAAGCCCTTCGTCGCATCTTCAGAAATATATTGACTAAATTTCATCATGGTTGTGAGTTCCTGTTTTTTCTGCGAGCTGCTGCTAAACGTGCACGATCCATAATTCGATCTTGTCTCTTTGCGTCTGCCGCGTCTCTTCTTTTCTCTACTTCTTTTTGTCTTGCAATTCGCTCTTTAGCTGCACCGACATCTTCACCATACATTTTTCTAAATTTCAGTGTATGTTTACTCGGCTTAGTTTTTGCTCTTGCATCTCCAGGCGCAGGCTTATAAGCTGACCGATCATTGTCAGGCTTATCACCATATTTCTTAAAATGTGCTTTTCTTTTATCTTTAGTTGATTTAGAAAGACCTTTATAATAGTCTTCAATTACTTCTATCGAATCTAGCCAGCGCCTTGTTTGTACAAGACTTTGAGATTCAACAATAACATAATTAGGACCGAGTACTTTAATTTCAGCAACTTCGCTAGTTTCTTTAATGATAACTTTATCACCTACATTATATAAACTGCCGGAAACATATGCTTCTCTTGTTTCAGATACAGAATTTAGCTGCAAATGATTTTTAAATTCTTTTTGTTCTTTTAAACCTAGACCTTTACGTACTGAATTATAAATGGCTCGAGTGTCTGCATTTGAAATAGCTCTAGGCATTCCTTGTGAAAATTTAGTAAAGTCGTCATCACTTGCGGCGTCTCTCATCTTTGATGCAGACATACCAGAAACATCATCCGCATCTGGATCACGCTCACCTGCAGAAATGACTTGAATTTTTTCAAAGTTATAAAATCCATGTCTTCCTTTTTGACCGTTATACTTGTTCAGTAAGACATCAAATTCTCTTACACGATCAGAGCCAACAACCATAATAGCTCTTTTAAATCCTTCATCATATAACTTAACCATTACGTCAAACACACTCTTGATTTTGGCATCAAGCATGATTTGCCGTGCATGCTTTGGAAACATCTTACGAGCAAATTTGACTTTTTCTTTATATTGTAATGGATTTTTCTTAGAATCTTGAGATTGAGAGAGATAAACTCTATATGGCATCGCTTTTGCGCTTGATGCGAGTTTAGTTAAAAGCTTCTCATGACCAACAGTTGGTGGGTTCATTCTACCAAATGTAAAATAAACTACCTTAGTTTCTTCGACTAAGTAATTTTTAAAGGAACTGATCAACCTTTTTTCCTCTGTACTTCAGCCTTACGAATCTTCGGGAACATGCGCTTTGCAAGTCTTTTAATTCTTGCCTTGACGGCTGGCTTATCTAATCTTTTTTCAATTTCTTGTTTACGTGCAAATGATAATTCAGACTTAGGAATATCTTTGGTGATCTTCTTAACAATAGCATTACGTGCTGCACGCATTGAACGCTTATCAAGCTTTTCCTTCGAAGCCATTTTACGCTTTGCTCTTTGGCGACCAATTTTAATACGTGACTTCATTTTTTTCATCATACGAGAACGTTTCATACGCTGCTGCAGGTTCAGCGCTTCGTTTTCCTGTTCCTCACCAACAGGTCCACCTTCACCAGTTGATGAAGAGCGCTTACGCTTTTGTGCCATGTATTTGATAAGGTCGTCACTACCAGGTTTGTAGTCGACCGTCATAAAGTGTTTAAAGTCTATTGGCTTAGCCATTAGTTTCTCCCCGGTTTATCCCATCCTTTTAATATACTTGGGCTAAAGTTGGCAAATGAAAATTCCATTCGATCAACAATCTTAACCGCATCACCACCAAGTTTATCTACAGCTACATAACCCTCTTGACCAGTTACTCGATATCCTCTACGAGTTTTTAAGAAAGTTTTTGAACTGTTTAACTTATCAAGTATATTTATAAGTTTTAATTTCGCTAGAACAAGCATTTTTTGTAAATCAAATATTTTTTTAAGATTCACTTTATTTTCTTTTGAGAAGAATTTAAGCAGTTCGTTCATTTTTCCGCGCTGTGTAGACTTACCAGCTTCAGTTTTTCTTGAGTCTATTTCTTTTTGAAACTTTTGACGAATGTAACGAATGAGTTTTTCAACATGAGCACTTGTGTCCATAATGACTTCGCCACGCCTAACATAGCTGTTATTAAAAGTCTCAATTGTTTTGTTAAGGTCAGAATTTGCTTCAAGCTGTTTAAGAGCCGTTGAAGCAATTGAATTAAAGATTTTACCAGCTTCACTAAGATATCCATTAACTTCCTCCGTATCTGATGCTGACATAGTAAATTTAGTCAGGTCTTTCAATAATGCGTCTTGTGACCAGACTTGTTTTGATTTTTTTAATAATGATGCATCAAAATTATATGATGCTTTCATCGTTTCGAATGTATTACCTGTATATGCGGTATGCCAAACAATTCCTATTTTGCTTGCTTTGATCTCCTTGGCCATTTCCGTGCCTTCCGGCACCGCATAAACAATTGTGTTAGGGTGAAAAGTAACATAGTTCTTTCCTTTGATTCTTTCTGTTTTTACGTCACCTGGACCATATAAGAAGTCACCTTGAATCACTCCTTTAATTCCGAGTGCAGGTAAATAACGAAGAGCTTGCTTTAGTTTTGCATTAAGATCGCCGCTAGTATCAGCATCGATATCAGCATCAGTCTTATAGATTTTTGGTGATTTATTAAAAATCCCCTTCTTAGCAACAAAAAATCTGCCGTCTCTTGGGTCAGTGCCGGCGAAAACAGCTGGCGCGCCATCCCATTTAACAGAGATAGAACCTTCATGAACACCTCCTAATGTATCTCGTAAAGAACGCAATGCGAGAATTGCTTCACGCGTCCCTTTGACACCACCATAGATAACCTTATCCTCGATGTGAGTCATATGAGTATTCTTTTGTTCGGTAATAAAATTGCTAAACGACTTCATTATCTTGTAATCTCCTCCCAAT